ACAGACCGCGTTTACCCAAGAGCGCTTCTGGTTGGAATAACTGAGCCAGACGGAGATTCTTCATCTGGTGCTCCAGCCACATTTGCTTTGACATTCGCTATCTCAGACGTAGAGAACCCGTAATTCAGTAAACTCATAGTTGCACTGGCAGCTGTTTCTACTATGCTAAGTTGCCATGCATGAGCGAAAATACAGAGCTATTTACAACAGAAGGCCAAGCGGCGAAAGCTAAGCCAGTTCAACCAGTTGTTGCAACAGCAGGTAAGCCAGTAACTCCCGTTGAGGAGACTCCGTTACAGAAGCTTACGAGTGCAATCAAGAAGAAGGTTGAGCGCGCGCCTGTTTATATTGAGGTTCCGGAGCGTCCTGGTGTAACGATCAAGGTCAGCCCTAATATCACCCAGAATCAGATGCGCAACTGGAGAAAGCAAGCTGGAGAAGACTCCAGAAATGGCATGGATGCAACAAAGTTTGCATGCTCGGTAATTGGACATACAACTGTTGGAATCTGTATTGACGGCGAAGAAGTATTCGATGATGATGGCTACGAGTTGACATTTGCTTCTCCGACAATTCTTGCGATGACAGATACAACTAAGCCACTTCCGGACTGCGTAAAGGTGTTTTTCGGAGTTGACCCACACATCGAGGCTGCGGCACTTGCAATCCTTGATGCTGCTGGATATTCAGATACTGTTGACACGGTGGACCCTACGAAGGAGTCCTAGACGATTTAGTCGAGGACTCAAACGTAATTACAGCGGCCCGCCTTGGCGAGCTGTGGGGAACTGATCCAATACGCCTACTTGACTGCACGCCAGATGAATGGCTGATACGCATTGCGTGTGCTAAAGTTATAAGTAACGACCGCGAAGAGCAAGAACGCCGGGCTAAGGCCTCTAAATAGGCGCTCGCTTCTTACACTCACGCGATTCTCATCAAATCGTGGAGTAAGAAATGGCAGACGCCAACGGCAACGTAGACATTAAGTTAGAGCTCAAGGGCTTTGCTAAGGTCATTGCGCAGCTGAAGGCTGTCGATAAAGCCCTCAATGGACTAGGTAGCGGGCAAACAAATAGGCTTCAAGAACTTGCTAATGATAGCGATACGTTTTCTAAAACATTAATTAGAATGAAAAAAAGCTTTGACACCTTTGATAAGGGTGTGAAGCTCATGGGAACAGGACTTACTAAATTCCTCGGTCTTGCAATCAAGGGAACTTTGCTGCAAATGGCGCTGCTCAGCGCTGCAATTCTCTCAATACATGGCTTATTTGTTGTTGGACAGGGAATAATGAAGGCCTACAGGGGCACAATGAACCTCGTTGGTGGTGCTGCTGGTGGACTTGCCGTAACCCTAACCACAGTTGCTGCGGCTATACGTGAGCAGCAGGCTGCAATGTTTGCCTTCTCGAAGGGCTCAGCCAGAGAGTATGGATCGGCAACAAATCAGGTCCGGATAGCCATGCGCTCACTGCAGTCAGACGCTGATCTTGCTGGACTAGGCGTAGAGAACCTAAATAAAGCCTATGGGGCGATGGCAAAGTCGATGAATTCGACTCAAATAGCTGGCAGTAAAAACATAATGAAGGCCCTTTTTGACTTTGGCGCTGCAGGCCAGGATCCCGGTGCTGCTGCTGAAAAAATAGGTGCTGTTGTTGCTGCGCTAAATGACACCAAAAAGAGTTTTGGAGATGTTCAAAAAGAGGCAAAAGCATTAGGTCCACAAATGGAAAAGGCCATGAAGGACCTTGGCATAAGCAGCAAGAAACAATTTCAGGAAGCCCTACTTTCAGGTGATCTAGCCAAAAAGGGTGGAGTATTCGGCCAGTTTGCTGAGGTTAATAACACACTTATAGGAAGAATAAAAACATTTTTTAATATAATACGGAGCGAATTTGCTGACTTTGGTCTTCAATTTTTGGAGCCCGCAAAAGTTGCGATGCAGAAGATATTCCGAATCATAAGACGTGATCTGGGCAGAGTTAGCGTAGAGCTTGGCCGATTTGGCTCTGGCGCATTTATGGATGGCTTAGTAAATTTTGTAGATAAAGTATCTAACTTTTTCGTAAAACTTGTTAGAGAGTATCTACCAAAAGCTACTGGAACGCTTGGAAAAATTGGCGACTGGATGAGCAATTTCAAGCGCGGCTGGAACATCGTACTTGAAAGATTGCGCAAGTTTACTGAAGGCGCAAGGGTGCTTGAAAAAGCATTTAGTCCAATATGGAAAGCCATCAAAGAAGGTGGCGTCGACGCTATGAATAACTTTAATAGGCGTCTTATACAGAATGCTGACAATGTAAGAGAGCTTGGCGAAAGAGTCGGTGGATTAATAACAGCGCTTATGGAATTTGGTTCTCAGTTTAGAGAAATATTCTTTGGGGCTCTTCCATTTGTTAATGATGTACTCAAGGGCATTACTGACATGTTCCATACGCTTAAAAGCTTCCTTGGTTCATTCACTGGAGCATTTGGTGATACTGCTGGACTCATGATGTTCTCAATCATGGCTAGACAAATGAGGGGCACCACTGGCGGCGCTCTTCCAATGGGTAATACACAATTAATGAATGTGACTGCACAAAATGTCAGCGTTAATGGTGCTCCAGTTGGAACGCCTCCACAGAGGCCATCAAATGTTCCCCCAGGAGCACCCCCTGGAACCCAACCAGGTGGAACACCTCCAGTCAGGCCAATTCCAGGCGCTGGTGGACCAGGAACAATGCCGCAAAATGCCGGAATGTCTTCTGGCGCAAGACCAATGACATACGGTCAAGCAGCATCACTAACCTCTGCGCAAAGAGGGGGGATGAGCGTTAGTCAGTATGTTGCTGCCCAGAATGCTGGCTTAGCCAGCGGAGCTGTTGTTGGCGGTGGAATGGTAAGCGGTGGAATGAGGAGCATGAGCTTTACTAGGTGGAGAGAAGCTGTTGCCCCAAATAGCCTCCCACTAATGCAGAGGGCACAGCTTGGAGTACAAGCAGTAAGGGCTGGCGACATACGTGGAGCAATGGACAATGCTGTCAAATCAATAAAGCAAACAGGAATAGGTTTAAAAACACATAATGAAGCTATGAATCTCCCAGCTACTGGAAGATTTGGAACCGCATACACAGGAAGATTTATTGATGAAGATGGCGTAGCTAGATATATGGATAAGAGGGGAAATATAAAAGAGTATCGAGGCTTAAGCAGCATGGGGCAAATTGCAAGAGAGCGCCGTGCTGGAGTACGCGGTGCTCGAATACTTGGTAATAAGGAAGCTGGTATTGAAGGAAGAAACCAAAGTATGGGCATGAAGATGGGCGTTGGACTTGGCCTATCTATGGCTTCGCAATATGCACCAGAGGAGATGCGCGGAGCAATGGCCCTTGGCGGAATGGTTGGTCAGTTTAATCCATTAGCTGGCCTTGCAGTTGCCGGACTTGGTGGAGCATTAAAGGCTAGAAGCGCTGCAACTGGTGGCCTTGCTGGAGCCGCAGGTGGTGCAGCACTTGGAACAATGATTGCTCCTGGTATTGGAACAGCAGTAGGTGCTGCCCTTGGTGGTCTTTCTGGAGCAATATTTGGTGCTGCAAGAAAGTACTCACAACAGATAAAAGAAGCAAAACTTGCGATGACTAGCGCCATAGATGCCATGGGTGCAGCAGTTGTTTCAGCAGCAAATAAGCAAATGCTAGAAAATGCAAGAATTCTTGAAGAAAAAGGACCTCGCGCCTTTGAAGGTAATAGGAACGTTGGCGCTCTCGAGAATATGGCAGAGAGGTATCAGGAAAAGGGTGGCATAGCAAAAGGAATCGCTGACGAGGGCATGAAGCGTGGATCCTCGAAGAGATTCCTCGGAATAGGCGGCGGAGGTGGAAACTTCGGTGCGAAAATGAAAACTGGAGCAATAGCTGCCGGAACAGCAGGCGCTCTTGCTGGTGGGACAATAGGTTTTATATTTGGTCCTGCTGGTGCTGCAGCCGGTGCCGCAATAGGTGCTGCAACTGGAGCATTGCTTGGTGCTGCGACTGGAGCAGTCACTGGAGTTGTTGACTGGGGA